CGGGATCATTCATGTCTGGAGTGTTTTTTGGCCCAGAAACATTTTGTCTTGATCTTCTAATAAAATCAGTAAAAGACTGTGAAAGTTGAGTCCTCAAAAGATTCTCTCTGGAAACAGGAGTAATTCCAACCCTAGAAGCTAAAACGCGAAGTTCGTCCAATGTCATTTCAGAAAGCTTCTTTTCAAAAGTTTCTGGATTAGTTGTTCCATATGGATTAGATCTTCCTGTTCCAAGAATCTCTTCAAGGGCTTGAATGTCCCTTTCTTCTTCTTCTCTGGTCTTAATTTGTCTTTTCTTTCCGTCAGTGATTTCAAGATCAATTAATTCTTTGCTTTTATTTTTCTTCATATATTTATTATAAGTTAAAATCGCTTGTTTTTAAAATATAAATAACCCACCTAAAAAGGTGGGTTATTTACAAACAATAGCTTTTTAATAACTAATATTATCAGACGATAATACCAGTCAACACACGATCTTCGATAACGATACGACCTTCTTCGATCTTACCATACCAACCGAGTTTATTTTGACGAGAAACGAACTGATCATCAACTTGAACGCTGACTTCAGTGGAGACGCCTTCTTCGCGAACGGCAGGTCTGATGAGAGACTCTTTCGATCTATCGATACCAACCACGATTTCGTTGTCGGCTTGAGTGAAGGTCTTTGTATTTCCAGCAGCAGTATTAAGAGCATCAAAGATCTTATTATATCTTTGATTGATGCCCATTTCGAGGACTTCGATAATACCGATTCCGAAGAAGGTGGGAAGACCTGCTTGGCTCATGAGTTGCTTACGCATTTCTTCAGTAGCTGCAATCGAGGTAGCACCAGAAGTAGTGACAGAACCCGACCGAGTGTTAACAGGATTGTAGGCCATGTTACGAAGCTCTTCAACCATTTCTGGCGACATAAGCAAATCAGTAACTCCAACCATTGCACCTCCAACAGGTGTTCCACTTGAATACGAACTCCAGAGACGCTTGGAAAGCGTGAGAAGACGATTGAAATCATCAAGCTGAAGTTGGCTTGTAGACTTACCTACGGCATCAATAATGTGATTACCAGCAGCAGAGGTTCCATTAACTTTCGTGCTAGCAGCAAGAAGAGCGCCTAAAAGTTGGTTAATAGAAGTTTTTTCTTGCTTAAGAAGAAACTCTTGGGCCATTCTGGTGAAGACCTTAGAGATATCGATGCTTCTACCTTTGCGAAGATACTTCTTATCAAGAGAAATGGCGCTATCAAGCGTATAAGTCTTGAATTTAAGCTCATCATGAGCGGGATAAAGTTCGTTGGTGCTAAGACCGCCAGCAACAGACTGCGAGTGAATTCTGATATAATCTTCATCAGTCACATCATGGAACAAGTCCAAGGTAATAGAAAGATTATCATCTTCGCTACATGCTAAAGTCTGATAGAGGCTGGAGACAGTTGGTGCGCTGTTAATAACTTCGCTAATCACAGGACCAACTAATTCCGCAACGGCGGCTCTAGCTTCTTCCGCGATAAGCTTATCTTTCGAAGCACAAGCTTTGATAAGCTCAACTTGTTCGGGAGTTTCTTGAATACGAATTTTCATTTTTAAATTATATTAGTTGGTTAAAATTAGACGGAGAATTTAAGTCTAGCATAGGGACCAGCAGCAAAATCAGTGTCTTGCTGGCTTTCTCTAAGCCCAGTTCCGATAAAGGTTCCGACCCTAACGGCGCTTTGAGCAGTCGTCAAAGAACCGAAGGCCACGCCAGTAACTTTTCCATCAGCAGTCACAACGGCAGCTTGTCCAACACTTGGACACACACCACCAGCAAGACCGCGAACATTGATTTCAACAACGCCTCTGGATGCAACAGGAACGGCTTCACCCGAAAGGACGCATTGAAGATCTTGTTTCTTCTGAGGATAATAAAGAAGTTTTTCACCATTTTCATCAACTTCTCTTACGTCTCTTAAGATCATACCGATAATGAGACCAGCATCGCCAGTTCCAGCGGTAGTAACCTTTTGAGGAACAAAGGGATATTGAGAGGTAGCATTACCAAGTCTGTTAGCAAAAGGACCAAAGTTTCCGTATTCCACGGGATCGAGGGTCAAATTGCCAGCAGAAACCTTGACGAACGTTCCGGCCTCGCCGGAATTTGAATCGAAAGAGTAACCATTGATTACATCTGTCTCATTAATGCTGCGGTAGGGGAGGAGGCGTGTGATTTGTTGTGCCATGATGTTTGTTTGTTAAAGTTAAATTATGCGGTTTGAAATTGAAGACCATGTTTCTTGATCTTTTGTAAAAGAGTTTCTTCGCTAGTGTGTCCTGCGGTGTTGTTTGGAAGATTTGAGGCTTCAATTTCTTCAACTTCCAATTCAAGCTCAGTTTCAACTTCGTCTTCTTTGGAGGCTTTGCTTTCTAAGAGTTGTTCAGCAGCCTTTTCGATTTCAGCCTTCTTAGCTTCTTCTAAAGATGCGAGGGCTTCCTTGTCTTGTTTTGCGAAAAGAACTTCTGCTCTTGTTTTGAAATTTTCAAAAGAGGCTTCAGAAGAATCCAAATTCTTGACATCTTCGATAACAATCTTTTCTTGAGCTTCGGTTAATTCATACTTATCAAGAATAGCCTTAACTCTGGCATTGAATAAATCGGCAGCAGCCTTTGCTTCGATTTCTTCCTTGATCGATCCAAGTTCTAAATTAGTTTTTTCGAATTCAGTCTTAACCAAGTCTAATTCGGCTAAGGCTTTTTCAAGATCCTTTTTGTTGGCATCAGCTTGTGACTTCCATTCGTTTTGTTCGTCAAAAACTTTCTTGATTTGAAGAGCGATTTCCGAAGAAGCTTTACCTTCTTGAAGTTTCGCCATAAGCTGATTAAATTGTTGTTCGTTCATTGAAAATGATGATTTGTTAGCTTTTACAGATTTTTTATATTCTTGGGAAAATAATTTGTCATTTTCTTCTTCCATTTCATTTTTTTTATCCATTTCTTCCTCTTCGTTTTCTTCTTCTTCGTATTCTTCGTCTTCAATAAGAACATATAATCCCTTAACTTCTGCTGCTGGAGTTTCTGTAATACCAACGCCTAAAGCATAAGCGGGGCCGTTGATTATTCTTCTGACTCTACCTTTATTAGAATAACCCGTTCCACCATAAGCTTTTAAATTGCCTTTTAAACTAGAATAATTTTCATCTTCTTCGTCCATTTCTTCAACTTCTTCCATTGACCCATCTCCAAATGCTAATGCATAGTTTCTAAAACCAACCTCCCATGAAGTAGAAAGTGATTGATAATTTTCATTATCAGGATCAGAGGCTTGAATTAATTTCTCAGAAAGAGAAGGAAAAATATGGCGATAAATAATACCTGCCGCAGTAATGTAGAAAGGATCTTTGCGGTCTTTATAAGCTTCAATCTCATTGTCTTCGTATTCTGGTTGCTTATCGGAAAAAGATGCATTGATGATATGACCAACGATCTTATCTTTCATGTGTTCAACGTTTATTGGCTTGTTAATAAATTGTTTAACAAGATCCATAGCAACTGAAGTTTTAATACCGTCGTCGTTTTGGTTAAACTTATTCACAACAGCTAAATTAAAAACAACAGGAAGAACATCTATATTTTTTTCTGCATCAAAAGATTCTGGCATTAAACTCTTCTTAGCAGAAGCTACCGCTTTTTCGGTAACTCCATATTTGTTCATTTCTTCTGGTTTAATAACTCTAATTGAGCCAATTAAATTAGTTGATAAATTAGAGGTTGATTCTTCTTTCCACATTGTGATAAATTAGTTAAGATTTTGAGAATAAAATAAAATTGATGAAGCCTCTAACGACAAATTGTGTTCATTAGAAATTTCCAAGATTCCATCGTTTACACCCAAAGAGGTTAAAACAGAAGGATTAACAACAACTTCTTCAAGCTTATCTTTCCATTCTGATTTTTCGCATCCTTGAACAATTGCTAAACAAATTTCAGAAATAACCTTCTTTCTTTCTTTTGTTAAATTCTTTAATGAAAGCTTTTGCTTATAAAAAGATTCCGCTTCTGATTGGAATTTCGAAATATCTTCCAATGAAGATTTAATGGAATCAACTGCAAATTTTGCTTTACTTTGTTTTTCAACTCCAGTTCCCATTGGTCTTCCGCCAGTTGGAGAAGAAACAGTTGGATTAGAAGAATTTCGAGAAGAGACTTGAGGTTCTTGGTTTTGGCCAATTCCACCTCCCAATGCCAATGGAGACCAGTATCCCTTCTTTCTTTCAGAAACGAATTTCGATTGATCAAGCCCAAGCTCTTCTGAAGTTGGAAAAATTCCCTTATCAATAACATCCATTCCTTCATTTGGAGTAAGAATACCAAGCTCAACCATTCTTGCAATAAGCCTCTGCATGTCGGCATAGTTTAAAGCATCTGTTCTTTTAAATTCAATTTGAGGAGGACGCTTTAATCCCATTGTCTCACAAACATCGTTGATTTCTGGTTGTAAGAAGTCTTTAATAAATCTTTCTCTTACTTCTTCAATACGTTGAAGAAAGATCTTCAATTTAATTTCTGTATCGGCATACTTACTCTCACCAAGAAGGATGTTATTTAATCCCTCACGAATATCTTGGTTTAACACTTCATATTTTTCTTTACCCATGACCTTCTGAAGATCGGGTATGATAAATTCGGCTTTTGTAGTATAGTCAGAAACTAAAACCCTACCGACACTCTTGTTCTTAAAGATTTCTTGCATGGCCTTTAAGTTTTGATGATTAATGCCGCCTTTTTCTGGCTCATTGCCCATCGTAACAAGAAGAATGACATTTTCAATTGATCTAGCAATAGCTTGGTCAACTTTCTTTAGCTCCATCTTTTTATTAATGTCATCAAGAACAGAATAACCGGGGGGAACCGCAAGAGGTTCGTAGTCCTGCTTTTTATAAAACACAGGGTGTAGTTTTAAAACATCCAAAGGAATTTGGATTTCCCTATTAATGATAAAAGTGTTTGTATTTGATTTGGTTCTCTTAAGTTCGTCTTGAACTTCTTTTGGCAATGAATTAAAGATATCTTTATCCTTATCGGTCTTTGGATCTCTTAATTTTGCCATTTCAAAATTTGTCAAAATCTTAGCATAACTATAGTCTCCAAAATTCATTTGCTCAGTAACCTCTATATCAGCAGGGTTAAGCATCAAATATCTAACAGGAATCTTTTTTTCTGTTAAAGTTGGAATAGGATTTTCGCTGTAGGCTTTAATAGAATTTGTATTAACTTTTGCCTCAAGATGAAGCATAAAAACATTACCACTTCTATAGATCTCTCTAAAGAACTGATCTTTTAAATCATAAATTTTAATTTTATTAAGCCAAGCCTCAACAAAGCGGCGGCTTTTCTCTGTGCCACTGTTCTTTTTAAAATAAATATCCGAGTTGGAAAATTCAGATAACAGATCAATTGTTGACTTATAAACAGGAACATTAAAATAAGCCTTTTGAGATAAAACGATAGCATCTCTTACAGAAACGCCATCTGCGGAATAATCCCAAGGAAGAAGTCCATCGTCAATATTTTTAAACCTTTTACGAAGAAGAGAAGATGTAGCTAAATTGTCTCTAGTTCCAACTCTTGATCCAGAAGAGCTAGATAATCTACTAGCGGAACTTTCTTCTGAATAATAACCCTCTCCAATTAGCTCTGGCGCAACGGAAGCTTCTAAAAATGAAACGTTATCAATCGCAGTTCCCTTTGATAAGTTGCTCCAATATCCATCGTTCTTTTTCGTATATTTTCTTGGCATATTTGTTTCTACACAAAAGTTACTTTTTTTAACTTTAAAAGTTACTTTATATGGTAAAAGGAACAAAAGTAGAGAC